AATCAACCGTGCCTTTTCTCGTGGTAACCTTAACCTGGTGCTCACCGACGATTGTTTCTTTGTTGTCACAAGCCAAGACTATCTGATCGAGTAATTCTTTCTTGGCGATCTCAAGCTCTTTTATAGAGTCTGTCATTGTCTTGTATTTAATCACCATTTCGTTTAGATGCTCTGGCGGGGTATGTATCATTTTGTGTATCTCCTGTAATATTGGCAGGTTTGCCTGTATCCAGATCAGGTCATACTGCACTATCTCCAACATGGATTTTTTGGTGCTAGACCATTGATAAAAATATGCTTTGTGCTTTCCGGTCAGGTGCATGCATATCTGTACCTGGGCGTAGTAGTGCGGCTTAGCATATATGGATACAAAATCCTTGTCTGAATATGGTATCTTTATTTCGATGATCGATCCATCACTAACAAGGCCATCCGGTGATCCTCCCAGCCAATCCTCGTACGTAAAAAATCCGCACTGCTCTACTTGCAGACCTGTTTCTATCTCGAAATCTTCTCTGGCGAAATCCTCGAAGATGCGTCCGTTACACATTGCCTGGTTATCAGACATTTGGGAGCCAATAGGAAGTATCCTTTTTATCGCCTGACTTGTAGACACAAGGGGATCAATGCCAAGTAATGCTCCTGCAATTGATGCGGTAACCCTGCCCTTGCGGGCAAGGAACCACGCGTCAGAACGCTGCTCAACGTCTATGTGGTTGTTTTTCATGGCTAGAAAGGGATGTCGTCTGATTCGATATCTGCACCACCTTTCTGATATTTGGACACGCCAGATACCCAGTTGCCTGTCTTTTCGCCAATCTCCCATACCCTGACCTTGATGCTCATCTTGGCGGACTCAAGTGCTACTTGCAGATGTCTGTCGGTTGGGTCACCGTCCAGTTTTTGGAGCTTACCCTGCGCGAGCGTATCTATGGTTACCAGCATCTGCAGGGCAGAGTCGCGTTGTTTCTCTTCAGATCTCTTGCATCTAACTTTTTGAAATATAGTCGCGCCCTTAAATTCGCTTGGTGATTCGATCTTCCACTGTATTGATATGTATTCTTCCGGCTCAGAGTTCCTTTCGTTCGGCTGTATCGTGTCCCAGGCAGCCTCTTCGATGACCGCATTACATACTGTACCGTCCGGTATAAGCTTAAATCCTCCAGATTCAAAATTATCTGTTGGTTTTATGTTTTCGCCGTTAGATAGCGTCCAAAATGACATAATGTTTTCCTTATTTAATGATTGATTGTAAAGGGTTTTTACCCATTTCTATCTGGATATCATCGCTGATACCAAATCTGTTTTTGCTAACACAGTTAGCGGTGGTATATGCCACCATGTAGCGAGATCCATTACTGCCTGCTTTTTTTATTTTGTCTTTTCCTTTTACCACCATATCCAGCTTGATATGCCCTACAAGGTCTACGTTATCAACGTAATGCTTCAGGCTCTTCTTATGGATGCGCAGCGAGTACCTGCTGTACGGGTCCTGATCAGGCAGGTCTATGGTTTCCATATCAGTATGGGCTACAAATATTATGTTCATTTTGCGCTTATCGTGTATGGCCTGAGCGTATTTGCGCACCCTGCCATGCATAGCAGACAATGCATTAAACCCAGCTCCATATCCTCCCATTGCAGTTGCCAGAGTCTTGGTTTCTGATCTTTCTTCAGATATTATCTTGTCTGTAAATACCTGATCCAATTGGGTGATGCTGTCTATAATCAACGTTTTATAGTCATGATCCTCCTTTAGTATAGCAGCCAACTGTTTAAATAGATGATCTGCATCTTCGACCAATTCCAGAGCATCCGGCCTGCTCGCTATTGGCACAGACTTTAAACCATCTTCAGACCTGATGACGATGGGCTTTGGAAAAGTACAAGCTAGCGATGTTTTGCCAATTCCTGCTTCGCCAGTTATGGTGGCGATGATTATTCCTGTATCTTCAGGTTTCACTATTTCTAACATGCGTCTAGTCCTTTTAAAAATCGTTCCGTGTGTCATACGTGTTGACAATATAAACACTGCGCTATATCTTGTCAACTCATATTTACAAAAAGGAGATAAAAATATGATTACCTATACAACAGCTGACCTGATAAAAATTTATGCAAGCAGTGACGATTGGGGGCAGGAGGAAACGCAGGACGCTATAGACTACGCCGATCTAAATCCAGAGGAAGCCCGTGAATTCTGGATACTTGTAACTAAGGGGCTAATAAAATGATCGAAGCAATGCGCGCAGCCGGTATCAATTATACAGGCGAGATAATTGCAGATGGCAAAATCCACAGGTTCCACGTCTCCGGGCACTCTACGGGTACAAAGAATGGCAGCTATATATACTACCCTGACAATCCGCCAGCAGGCTGGTTTTGTGATTTTAAGTCTGGAATATCTCAATCATGGAGCGCAAACGGGGAGCCACCAAGTCAGGAGCTCATAGAGAAATCCAAGCAGGCTGCAGACGAGGAGCGAAAAAAGATGCAAGCGAAGGCAGCGCGGAAAGCATCTGCATACTGGCATGGATCAGCTCTTGCTGTAGAGCATCCTTACCTTGCCGCCAAAAAGATCAAGCCATTTGGTGCACGTGAGTTTGCAGGGGCGCTGGTCATCCCCTTATACAGCGCAGATAAAAAGCTGGTTAACCTGCAATTTATAAATGCTGACGGCACAAAGCGCTTCTTGTCTGGCGGGCGCAAAAAGGGATGCTTTTGCCCTATAGGAGAGCCTACAGACAAGCTATTGATCTGCGAGGGCTTTGCTACAGGAGCCAGCCTGCGGGAACGCACCGGGCATTGCGTGATAGTTGCCTTTGATGCCGGTAACCTAAAGCCTGTAGCACTGGAGATCAACAACCTTTTCAGTGGCGCGGAGATCATCATATGCGCAGACAACGATGAGTCTAGAGTCGGGCAAAAAGCAGCAGAGGATGCCGCGCTTGCAGTATATGGAAGCGTGCTGATGCCTCCAAATGTGGGTGAGGATTGGAACGACTATTTAACAAAGGGAAACAATGACTAATATAATCGAAATGAAATACACGCCGGTATCAGGAATCAATAAAACTCTTGACGACGGCAGCAGATACTGCGAGCTTGATTTGTTGCGGCATATACACGAGGAGCACATTATAAGGCGCATATCAGAGAGTCTTGCAAAACGCGCATACATGCCGCCCAGCACTGTTTTTATGGCTGGCCTTGGGGTTTTTAGCTCTATGGCAATGCGTAAATGGTGTGTGTCTTATCCAAATGGCGACAGGCTGCCAATAGGGATATATGCAGTACTTGAGCAGCCGCCAGCAACTGGCAAGTCACGTGTGATCAAGATGTTCCAGCAGAAATTTATTGATCAGCAGGTGGCGGTAATTGGCGCGCTAGTTGGGGCGCGAGATAAAGCAAAGACTGAGGACGAAGAGGATGATATTGATAAGAGGCTGGATATTGCATCAAGACAGCTGTTTGTGACAAATTCTACGCCAGAGGCGCTTGACGCGGTACTCACTGAAAACAAAGGTTTTTTTTCCGCCATATCAAGTGAGCAAGGTCTTTTTGACTCGCTCTTGGGCCTGAGCTACGGCGAGAAAGGCAGGGCAAACAACAACGACGCCATCTTAAACGGATTTGACGGCGGCAATGTGGCTACTCGGCGCACTTCCAGAAAGGCATACTGCGGATCTGTGGTTGGCAGTGTAGTTTGCTTTGCCCAGCCCGGCGGGATTGAAAAAGTCCTATCCGCCAGTAATGGAACGGGGCTTGCTGAGCGATTCATCATGCTAAGCGAGCCTCACTATTTAGGCAAGCGGGACTTCACGCGAGATGCTGAAAAGTTCGGTTTCTTCGGCGATATTGAAAAGCTCTTTTACAACAATAAGTGCCATTTTATCGACGAGATCCTAGAAGATCCCAAGAGGTTAGCTGATCTTATACCATTACGGCTATCGTCACGAGGCTGGCAACTAATCGACAATTACCGGCAAGAGATAGAGCCGCACTTGGCCGACGGCGGCAAATTTGGACACGCAGCCTTACGTGGAGCTGCTGGCAAAGTGGATATAACCATCCTTAAACTGGCGTCAAACATGCATTTGCTGTATGATCAAGACAATGATTTGATTGAGGATTTTCATGTTCTGGCGGCCATCGGCATTGCTGATGATCTACTTATTTCCAGTCTTAACCTTTGTCAGAGTAAGGGGATATCAGGACAAAAGTCTGAATTTGAGGCCATTCTGAAGATGTTTAAGCGTAAGGACTTGATTACAGAGAGAGAAATCCTGCAGTCGCGTAAATGCGTAGAACCTTTTATAAGTTTCACTGGAAATAGATCGGACTTGATCAGGGAAAACCTGAAAGAGATGTGTAATCAAGGACTTCTTTCATCCGATGCGTCTGGCGGCAAGCGAGAATACAAGCTAAATCAATGATATTGTGGTGAACTTGGGGTTAAGTTCAAATCGGCTGTAACCCGCGTGGGCAGGGCGTTTCAGCAGATTGTGGGGGGGGCGTGGTATTCCGGTCACCCCACGCTAAGTTCTTGAAAGTATTGTATTATATATGTATATATATATATATGGGGTATAATAATAATTATTATTATAATAATTACTATTAGATAAGAATTATTCTTAAATAGGAATAATTCTTATTAAGAAAAATTACAGTTTTTTTTATACAGTCCTATGCATGTATACCCCTATACATGCGCTTAGGGAATTCCACCTTTCCACCCCAAACGCGCTTAAGCTGTTGATTTAAATGAGTAATTCGACTTCGGAATTCCTCCCCATAAAACACCCCAAAGCCGTGTAAGTTATTGAATCAAAAGTGATTTTCGGGAAATTCGTGAATTTCCACCACATACCCCAAAATCAGGATAAGAAGCATGCCGAGCCATTTAAACGGCCTACAAGTCCCTGGAAGTGCTATTTGGTACTACGACCTAGGATTCAAAAGATAATCGATTCTAGGGCGGTTCTGATCGATTCTGGTGGCATTCTGAGTGATAGTTTGATGTCGGTTTGCATGGAGCCAGTGATTGGCCGATAAATGTAAAAAGTTCTTGACATTTCGCGCTTATTAAATGAAAATAGACGTTTTAGGAGAAATAAAAATGATTATTACGCACGGAATCACACCGCCGAAGGATCTTTTAATCAGCACGACCCTGTATCTTTCGACCGGTGAATCTGTCGAATTCGATTTTTCGTCCGAAGGATCAGCTGCATTGGCTGCGGCAAGACAAAAGATATACCGATACACAAAGGCGGCGGGATTGCGAGTTGATACGATAAGCCGCGACAACAGGCTTATCGTTACTATGGTGGGGACCAGATGATATCAATACGCAGCGACCTGGACAAGATGGTACGTGAGCTTACGTACACGCAGAGGGAGCAGGTGCCATTTGCTACGGCGCTTGCGCTCACTGCGCTTGCATGGTCTGGGCGCAGGGCTACGCAGGCTGAAATGGAGAGGAAACTGCAGAAGCCCGGGCGGTTCGCATTGCGGCAGATCAAGATTGACAAGGCCACTAAGCGCGCCCCAGTAGCGCGTGTCAAGGTTGATAATACAAGGTTATTTGGTCACTTGTTTACTGGCGGAACGCGAGAGCAAAAGCCTTATGAGCGCTATCTAATATCAAATGGATACATGGATGCAGGCAGTTACACGGTGCCTGGGCCCGGCGCTAAGCTTAATGCGGCCGGGAATATTTCGCGCAGCAACCTGTCAAAGATAATATCAAAGCTAACGCCACCGGTAAAATCTACACTTGCGCCCGGTATATGGAGGGCCTTCCGTCCGAAGGACAGAATTATAGTTGTTAAGGAGCAGGTTCCGGTAAGCGAGAATAGGCGCCCACCAAGGAGAAAGGAGCGCCCACCAGAGCTGATACTTGGATTCGTGAAGGACCCAACTTACAAGCAATTTGTGGATCTGGAAAAGGTCGTCGAGTCGGAAGTGCGCAATAAAGCAAGCGAGGAGCTGGAAAAGGCACTTGATTTCGCTTTGCGCACTGCCAGGTAATGCGCTCTATGCAGAAACCGCTCTAGGAAACTCTGTCGCCTTGATAGCGGCGGGAATCGCCGCTACTGCTAGCTGTGTTTGTGTTGGTTAATCGTCGTGGCCACACTGCCGACTGTCGCCATACTGTTGGCTGCAGCCATATTGACGGCTGTCACCAAGCTGTTGGCTGTCACCATATTGGCGGCTCCAGCCATACTGTTGGCTGTCGCCATACTGTTGACTGTTACCATATTGACGGCTGTCGCCATACTGTTGGCTGTTACCAAACTGGCGACTATTGTCGTATTGCCAACTGTTTCCATATTGACGGCTGTCACCATACTGTTGGCTGTTGCCAAACTGGCGACTATTGTCGTATTGCCAACTGTTTCCATACTGACGGCTGTCACCATATTGGCGGCTGTCGCCATACTGTTCGCTGTTACCAAACTGGCGGCTGTCGCCATACTGTTCGCTGTTACCAAACTGGCGACTGTCAGCAAACTGTTGGCTGTTACCATACTGGCGACTATTGCCATATTGCCAACTGTTTCCACACTGATGGCTATAGTCATACTGTTGGCTGTTGCCACATTGTTGGCTGTCACCATACTGTTGGCTGCAGCCATACTGTTGGCTGTCGCCATACTGTTCGCTGTCACCATACTGCTGACTGTCGTCATACTGCTGACTATTACAATACTGACGGCTGTCACCATATTGACGGCTGTCATCATATTGACGGCTGTTGCCACATTGTTGGCTGTCGCCATACTGACG